TGAAGGGCTTACAAACGCTCTGAGACAGCAGCAGTACCAAGGTTTGTTTGACTTATTAAGGTCTGAAAAATCGGGTCAATCCGAGCCTGAAGGAACTCGTGTTGTAATGAGTGACGGAAGTGTAGTTTATTTATAGGAGCTAGTAATGGCAATTAACATACAATCTTTATTCAGCGACATTATTGAGACTCCTGCACAACGTCAAGAACGTATGCTGACAGAGGGAATACTCAAGGGGCGGGAGTTAACTGGAGGTCTTACAGGACTGGCTAGGACTCAAGCTCCTCTAGTATCTGCCCTATCTATGCAGATGCCCCAAAGACAAGAAGCACTCCGTAGGGGTGTTGGTGGAATGTTGGGACTAGACGTTAGAACTGAGTCTGAGAAGGTTCAGGAAGCCCTTCAGGGTGTAGACCCCAATGACCCCCAAAGTCTCCTCCAGGCTGCACAAGCTGTAGGTAATCTAGGACTAGGGGCTCAATCTGCTCAAATGAGAGCTATGGCTGCTGATGCAACCAGACAAAAACAAGCAGACTTGATGGCTCAACAAGACTTTGCAATGGGTCAAGCTGAATCTGCACAGTCTATAGCTGAAAGCAGAGCTAGGACAGGGCAGCTTGAAGAAACTGTCAGGCAGTCTATTGCAGGAGATGTAAGAGAAGCTGCTAACGAAACTACTGATTACATGACTGCCCAAAACATTTTTAGAGCAAGCAAAGATATACTTCAAAAAGTTAGCCCATATTTGGCTGGTCAAATTGAGTCTTTGTTTCCTCCAACAGTAGAAGGGGCTTCCAAAGCAAGAGAATTTGCTCTTGAACTAGCTAAGTCTCCAGAAGAAAAAGAAAGAGAGTTTAGAGAAGTCACAATTATTAACAAACAAACAGGAATGCCTGAAATTGTTCTTTTTGATGACAATGACGAGACTTACAGAAGGGTTCTTGGTGTAGATGATGCAGCTCTTGAAGCAAATGGTGGTAAGAAATTTTCTAATGTATCTACAACTCCAGGACAGGCATTAACTTCGGAGGCATTTAGCGCGAAGTCCCATGCAGAAAAACTTCTTTCTATTGCATTTAATCCTAACTTAGAGCAAATGGTTGGCCCTAGGGAAGTAAGACGGGCAGTTCCAACATTTATGCTAACGCCAGACGCAGCAGCATTAAGAAATGAAATAGATAGGTCTATTACTAATGGAACATTGCCAATAATTAGAGCTTTTGCTCCTGTTACACAAACAGACGTTGAGTTGTTGCAAAATGTTCAGCTTAATTTTCGTGATAGCCAAGAAGTTTGGGTTCAGAAAACTATTGAAGAAAATGTACCTCAATCACTTAATGTTTTAGAAAGAAGTTTGATTGAAGATGGTCAGGGATTATCTGCTGCTCATCAAATGAGATTGGCAACATCTGAAGAAATACTTTTAAATGTTGTAAACAATCCAGGTGTGTTTGGAGATTACAGTCTTGAGGAGGCTACCTCTCAGGCAATATCTTTGCTGCCTAACGCGAACAGGATTGACGTAAAAGAAATACCAGACGATATAACAATATTTAAATCTCCCAATGGCACTATATTTAGCGCAGAAATTATTCAAGTGCTTAGAGAAAGACAGCAGTTAAGCGAAGAAGAAATAATTGAAAATCTTGACCTAACACTCATAGAGAGATAGCCATGAGCAAAGAAAAAGAGTTAGAGGCACTCCAAAGAGCAACTCGTTCTTCAGGAGTTGATGAGATTGCAAGAATCTCTCAATTAACAGGTGCTTCTGAATACGAAGGTCTGAGGCGTGGCGCATTAGAAACTAATGTTATTGCTGCTAAAAGACGTTTTAGAGAAGCAGGTCAGGCTGGAAAACAGTTGCTTACTATGGGATTTGAGGCCGTAGGAGCTATTCCTGAAGGTGCTACAGCAGCTTATACAGAAGACATAAAAAAAGAAGCAGAAGAGTTTGCAAAAACGCCATACGCTCAAGGCGGTACAGCAGGTCAGATATTGGCAGACATTACTATGTCCCTTCCTGCTCTAGTTGTTGCTGGCCCTGCAATTACCACTGTAAGGGGGGCTATGGCACTGGGGGCTATTGAAGGCTTGAGCAGACCTGCTTATTCGCAAGAAGATTTAAATTTGCTTAATCCAGAAAGAGTAAAAAACGTAGCCGTTTCAACATTAGCTGCTGGTGGAGGAACTTACCTGATAAATAGGTTAGTTCCGTCTGCATCTCTTGCAATACATGAAAAAATGTCTGCTGCACCTTTTAGCTTGGCTAAAAAGAAATCGCTAGAAGGCATTCAAAGAGAAGCAGCCCAAGAATCGGTAGATTCTGCTAAAAAATTTAATACCTTTGTTACTCCAGCGGAAGCAACTAAAGACCAATTAGCTTTTAACAGAGAGGCTGGGATTAGCTTGTTTGGTAAAAAAGGAAGGCAGCTTTACAACAGAATAATCAAAAGAGAAGAGCAGCTTCAGGGCTCTATAAATGACATTGTAAATGGATTAACGCCAGAGGGCAGAACTGCTGCAAACAATACAGCGGCACAATATTCTGATAATGCTTATAGAACCGAATTCCCTCTGATGCAAGAGCTTGTTAATGATAACAAAATATTCAAACAAGCATATTTGGCAGTTTCCGAATCAAACGCTCGTCAGCAATTCATAAGACAAAGCGGCGGTAGAGTTAGCATTCAACCAAATACTGTTGGTGAATTGCATTTGATGCGTCTGCACATTGATGACTTGATTAAGTCAGCAAAATCGCAAAAGGCTCCAATAGCGGGTCTTAGCGAAGCTAGAAACCTTCTTTTAGGGGTTGCTGATACTTTTGCGCCAGAATATGCGCTTGCAAGAAATATCAGACAAAGAACTATACTTCAAGACAAATTATTTGATGCTTTGCAGAAGTCCAAAGACAAGGACATTAAAACTTCAAATTTCTACAAGGCTTTTTTGGAGTCAGGAGAAAAAAGAAATAACTTATTTAAGGAAATAGACAATATTATAGATAAACCTGTTTCGGAGTCAGTAAGAAAAAATATTGAAGCAATAACTCCTGTGCTAAAAGCGGTTAATGACAGCCCTTTGAATAAGGCTTTAGGAATAAGAGAGGTTCAGCTTAGAGCGGCTGGCGTAGGTGGTGTTAGAGGAGTAATACTAAATCTCTCCACAAACATTACTGATGGGATACTAGATAGATACGTTGTTGATTTTATAACTAGCCCTTCTTGGATTGAGGAGTTTGCAAAAAGGGCCGCAAATAAAACTCAAGCAACACAGAATAGAATAATGATGGAGACTTTCTATAATTACATTGGAAGGGTTTCGCCTACTATAGCCTCCTCTCTCCAATTTACTGGAGAAACAGAAAAGTTACTTGCTCAATAGTTTTGAGGCAGTGCGGCATCCTGGGTTCCTCCACCCCCGCCTTTGGGTGTCGTACTGACCTCTCCTAACTTTCTATAAACTTATCACACAGCGTTGACACAGGAAGATTTGTGTCGCGCCACTTTTTCTTATATCTATACTTAGTGGCTACACAGTCTCCAACCATTATATCTCCCTTTCCATCATGCGAGGCTATAATTAAGATAGCCTTCTTCTGATTACCTACAACATCAACCAGCCTTTCTAATGCTATCCTCTGGCCCGTAGGGAGTTCAGAGTCTTTATATTTACACTCAATGAATATAAACTTTTCATTTCCTATCTCTATAAAGCCATCAATGTCTGTAGGAGATATTTTGCCCCATCTGAGACTGCCAAAGTCTTTAATCTTAGCAGCGTTTTCTCTGTTCTTAATTAGAGGGGCGTACTCATCAACCACTAATGCAGCTCCTTGTCCATCAGCTCTTTGTACCGCATAGAGATGAACATACTGAATAACTCATCTACAGTGCTATTCTCCTCCATGAAGTCTGAGTAATCCCTCACCATCATTGCTAGAGTTCCTATCGCCCTCTGCTCCGTCCCCTCCAGAAGGGGTAAATTGTCGTTCACCCATCTCGCCAGTTCCTCTGGCTCCATAGGGTCTATCTCTACACTCTGGGTTTCCTGTTTCAAGCCAGCATACTCCTCGGATTATTCTTCTATTGGCTTCCAACTTAATACATCAATTGGAGGCGTTAAACTCTTAGCAAATACCCTAGAAAAATTACATATATGTCTGGTAGGACAGGTATTACATGGGCCTATCCCAGTATAGGCGTGTTCTCCTTGATTGTGGTATCCGTAGAGAACAAAGGGAACCCTGGCAAATACAAACTTCTCTGCAATCTGCATAAATATATCTGCATCTTCACAAGGGTAGGCTAAGTCAACATTGTATCCACTGGTCTTGTCGTAGGCACTTCTTCTAAACATTCCAAAGTGTCTCCACCCATACTGACTAAGCGGCTCTCCGTAATTCTTATGAGCTATGTAACCAGAAGGAAGATTGTCTTCAATGTACGCCATGTCGCTATAAGCAAAACCTATCTCTGAATTTCTTTCAAAAGCATCTACCATTAATTTAACTGCGTCTGGATATAAAAAGTCATCATTATCTAAATGGGCTATTAAATCCCCAGTCGTATTTTTAAAAGCCTCAAGCCTGTTCTTTGATATGCCAAGATTTTTTTTGTTCCTGTACACCTTTATTCTTTTGTCTGTCATGGCTAGTCCAACCGCCATTTCATAAGTGCCATCTGTAGAATGGTCATCTTGCAAGATAAGCTCCCAATAAGGATAGCTTTGATTAATAACGCTTTGAACAGCCTTTTTAAGTAATTGAGTTCTGCCGTTATACATTATGGTAATGATAGATACTCTTGGTTTGTCTTCTGGTCTAAATGGCATCTTCTAATTCCCTGTTCTTTTCTCTCAAGTCTTTAATCATATCCTTTAAGTCAGGTCTAAAGTATTTAATCGGTTTTCTGGAATCTATTAACATCTGGTCACAGAAGTCATCCCCGTACATATCCCTCATGTATTTAGAGTAACCTTCTCTAACGTGAGTCCTGTGCCGCATACCGTACTGGTTACAGCCAGCACACTGAGGATGTATGTTCTCCTCCATTATCTTAGTGGCTTGCTTTCCTCTTTCTATCCAGTGTCCACCCTGCATATTCTTCCAGTGATGCCACTTTCCACAGGATACGCACTCTATAAAGCCATCCTTCTTAGCAGCTACAGCCGCCTTTAATCTAACGTGTTTTTGTAATAACTTAGCTACATCATCTATCAAAGCTCTAAGTGTTTTCTTCCGCATATCACTCTCTTAAATATTCTAAGTTAGGCTCTATAACCTCACTCTCCATGAGCAGGTCTATGTAGTGTTTGGCTTTTTTCAAGTCCTCAATACCATTCTTGCTCCTCCACCTAGTAACATACTTAACCACGTTGGCTTCGCAGTAACTTAAATTGTTAGCCTGGATATACTCTATGGGCTGGATTTTAAAATCCTTATAATGATTCCCACCTACTTGTATGTCTTTTGCTTTCATAAATAATCTAGGTTATCAGTAACCTCTCCGTTCCTTTTCTTTTGTTGGTGTTCCGTAGCCCTCTTCATGGCTAGTATCTTGTTAGACTCGTCATAGGTATTCCAATTAATCACATCTTTGTAATACCTGCCACAACCAACACACCAGATACTCCCCACGGTAGAGGTAGAACATATACCTCTACAGGGATTCCTAACCTTAGCTACACCTTCGGTAAAGGGCATAGGATTGGAAAGTGTTTGTTCACACATATCTCTACGGGCCTCCCGTATCTTTCCTCTAACTTTCCGCAGTAAGTGCGAAAAGAATTAATTTCATCTTTTTTGTGATGGATACACTGCTCACAGTGTTCAAGGATATTTAGCTCGTCAAGTTGTCTCATGGTGTTACCGTTACTCTACTAATCTCGCCTTTTTCTTTATCATAAGTGATTGCCAATGCGCCTCTTTGAGAATGCTCAAATCCTCTAGCACCGTAGGCATCTCTAGCGTTTAATGTGGGGTGTCTCTCTATCACCACTCCAGACACCTCTACTACTTCTTTGGTGTGGTAGTGTCCTGTACTAATGTAGATATGCTCAGTGTTAGCCATCTGACCACGAAACCTTGGCTCAGAGAAGAACTTGCCAGCCAGCCCCCTAATCTTAGTTAGGTGTCCATGATGCCATCCCAAGAAGACATTGCCCCAAGTAAATGAGTAGTATGGGAACACACTATCATCTACAGTGACCCTCTTGTTCTTTTTAAATGCCATCTTCATTATGGCTTGCAACCAGACAGACCCAGTCAAATCGTGATTACCCTCGCACATTACTACATGAACGTGCTTATGCTTATGCAATAGCATTTCTACCGCCCTTACACAGGTTTCTACGGCGACTTGGACTAACTTAGGGTATCTACCATCTGAATCAAGAACGTGCCTATTTAGGGGCGTTACAGAGGTCAAACCGTCCCAGTGGAGAAAGTCTCCCATTTGAACGAATACTGCCTGTTCAGAGTCTGGGGTTCCGTTAATCATATCCCCAAATGCTTTGTATAGAGTATCCTCTGCTATCTTAATATCCCAGTCAGCACCAGTCTCTTCGTTCCAAGAATATGCGCCTATGTGATAATCAGTGATTGTGTAAACTGAGCATAAATCTGCATTAACTTTTTTAGGAGCTTTGACTACGGGCCAGGGTTTTATATTCTCTTTGAGGTTGTCACATAACTCCCTCATCATTTCTTCTTGTCTTTCTTTATCTACCTCTGTCTTGACCCATTGAATTTTGGCATTTCCGTCAGAGTCAAGAAGTGTAGACTTGCCTTTTAATTTATATCCGTCAGGTATGTGATTGTCTGATTTTTGCCAGCCTTTCTTAGCTGCGTTACTTTCTACTAATTTCTTACAGGCTCTTACATTATAATCGTTACATCCAAGTTCCTTTGCAGCAGCAGCAGAAGTTCCAAATTCTATCCATGCTGAAATGTATTCTTTTTGCTTATCTGATTCGCAATACTCTAATAGTTGCGGGTCTGGAGTTGCCCTAGCATTTACATTATCCCATTTAGTGCCCATATCTATTCCTTAATTGGCTTCAATGTGTCGAAGTAAAGGCCATTCATTAAGCAGTCCCTTGTCCTCAATGACCTAACTCTTAAATCTTGTGCTGTATCAACATTTTTCCCTATGAACATGGTTTGGTAAAAAGCAAATCTTCTGGAAAGAAGCTCAATACTAAATTCCTTAGACATCAAAGGAAAACCACTGTTAATAATTTCTCTTATGTCTTCTTTTTGATTAGACGCAAGAAGGTATGGCTTGTTCTTTTCTATGTATGATATTTCTTTATTAGTAAACGCCTTCCTGCTCTGATTAAGATTCTTAATCTCGTATGGGGTTAGCTCATCAGTCAAGGATTCTTTAACCTTTTGTCTGTCAAATATTCTGAGCTTTGGTATTTTCAAGGTATTCTCCTTTTGCCTCTAAAATAAGTCCATCCTTGGCGCAAAAGTTTTGCATCCAGTCCAGGAAAAAAGTCATCTCCCCTACTGTCCAGTTAGCAGAACTTGTAACCTCTGCCTTCTCGCCTCCCTCTGGGTTTTTAATAAACCTTAGAAGGAACTTCTCTTTAGTGTCAGTGTAACACTTAGTTTTAAGCCACCGATTCATGCCCTCATACATGGCATCATCAATGTCTTCTGTCTTCCAGTTATGCTTTGCAGCCTCTCTTATCCAAATGGCTTTAAGGGCTTTCTGAGACAGGGAAGAGAGGGTGAAGTCCTCCACCTTCATCCCCCCGTCAGAGTAAGCTATGTTAGCAAAACCAGTCTTTTTGATTAGCTTATCAATGTCCTTAAAGATTTTCTTTAAATCTGAAAGGTCACTAGCTACCGCAGATACTGGCATATATCCTCCGCTTTATAACCCATTGCCTCACAAACACTAAAGAATGTAGAGCACCTCATATCTTTCCTATTCAGCATAGCATTGTAGTTAGATGAAGCCATTCCAATATCTTTAGCGATTTTGTATTGTGAGACTCCAGAAGATTCGTGGAGACTCCTTAGCACATTCCCAAAATGGTCTACCACGGAACATCCTCGAAGCTATCAGTAGATTCAGGGGCTTTAGCTTTAGCTTGCTTCTTTTCAAAAGAAAAACTAAGCACTGGTCTTTTGGGATTATCTGAAGTGTCGTTCTTCCAGGCACTCACTAGATAGTCAGTCCCTCCTATGTTGCACTCGCCTTTTAGTGCTGGTGCTTTAGGGTTATCGGTTTCATTCTTCCAAACTGCACCTCTGTTAGTGTTATCGTATTGCATTTATTCCTCCGAATATTTATTGACTAATTTTTCAATTTCATCCACTACTTTTCTTAGAGTTTCATCAAGGCAAGATATAAAATATTCGTCTCTATCCACTCTAACTATCAAGGGCTTCATGTCTGGATGGTATGCCATGAAGTCCCACCACTTCCTACCAGTGATATACATACAGCCTTGAACCTGCTGAAAGTATTTACTGGGCAATTTACCACCTCTTAAATAAGATACCATAGTACCTCCCAGAGGAGCTTTAATTTCCAAGCCTCCATCGTCACCAACCAAACCATCTGGGCTTGCACCAGCTTGATAATCATCATGAAGACAAAAGCCTACTTCCTGAACTTGGTTCCCAGTCTCTATGATGTACCTGTCTCTAGCGTAGGGTTCCAACTCAGTGCCACGTTGCATAGCATCAGTTACCTTTACATAAGTAGATTCACCTGTAATAGCCTCTGCTACCAGCGCATCAACATAAGCCTTGGCCTGAGTTGACGGTGTTCCGTTTATTTTTAAAACTTTAGAGAAGTTAGAGGCAGACGGTACTCCCAATCTAGCTTTTAACCACTCCTCACTACCCTGTTCGCAGTCTATTAATCTCATCTCCCCATTGCCCTTTCGCCATCATCGTCATCATAGGCCCGTAATCCACAAATGGACTGCAAACCATACCGCCTCGCGTAAGTAATCGCAGCAGCACCTTCTTGTGGCTTAGGACTCGCTATAGGCAAGGTGTAAGACTCTTGTATCCACTCACCCGAATCGTGCATCAGGATGGTTGTAACGCCTACTCCTCGCTCCGTAGATACCGGATGCTGTGAAAAGGACAGGTAATTTTTATTCAGAATTGGCGTAACACAGTCAATAATTGACTCAATGTTTGCGTATTTAGATTTAAAAAATGGATTGGATTGGTCTTTTTTAACCGCCTCCATCTCGCTTTGCGCCTTTCTAAAAGCTGGCGCAAAATGTTTTAGTGATTCGCTAGTTTTCATTTTTCCTCCTAAATTAAATACGACTCATCTCTGTCAGGTAGTCTATTCTTTGCTCTTCGGCATACTCTTTTGAGTAGTTATCTTGCCACTCCTCCAGAAGCCCTTCAAAAGCCAAGTCATCTAGAAGATAAGCTAAGTATGACTTCATGCCTTTTTTTACCATGCCTAAATATTTTAGGTTTGCCTCAAAGTCACCGTTCACTGCCTTAGTAAGCAGTATCTGGGCTTCTGCGGCATCATCAATGTGATGATTCACCTCGTCCAGGAAGCTCTCATCGTGACTGAGAATGGTTAGCTCCTCTTCCACATTTTTGTCTTTGATGTCTGCGTAGCCGTTTTTGATAACATAATCTGCAATATTTTTTTCTATGTAGTCAGTTAATTTACTCATTGTTTTTCCTCCTATGGAATTTAAATTATTAT